ACGGATTAATTATGACAACATATAAGGATATACGCGGAACACATATAACAACAGTAACAACAGATCCACCTGCACCTATTAATGGACAGATGTGGTATAACTCTACAACTCAAATTATAAAAGGATTTACAGAAAGCCCTGTAGGATCTTGGGCAACTGGTGGTGATATAAATACTGCTAGATATGTTCCAGGTGGTGGAGGTTCACAAACTGCAGGATTAATGTTTGGTGGTCAGCCAGGTGGTGGAACATCTGCTAATAACACAGAACTATATAATGGAACTTCTTGGACAGAAGTTAATAATTTAAATACAGCTAGAGAAAGAAGTGGACCTGCAGCTAATAGTCAAACAGCGGCTTTGTGTATAACTGGAGTTGTTTATCCAGGAGCTTCGGTAAATGCTGCAAATGAATCTTGGAATGGAACCTCATGGACAGAAGTTGCTGATGTTAACACAGCTAGAGATGGACCATTTGGAATAGGAACACCTTCTGCTGCGGTGATTGGAGGAGGAAGTGCACCACCAAATATGAATGTAACTGAAACTTGGAATGGTTCTGCATGGAGCACTAGCCCTGCTACATTAAACACAGGAAGAAAAGATAATGAATCTGGAGGTGCAGGAACTTCAACAGCTGGTATAATTGCTGGTGGTAATAATGGATCAAATTATGCACAAACAGAATATTGGAATGGCTCTGCATGGAGTGAACAAAACGATTTAAATACTGCAAGAACTGGTTTTGCTATGTCTGGTGGACAACCAGCAGCTTTAGCTATGGGCGGAAATCCCGATACTGGTAAAACAGAAAATTGGAATGGTTCTTCTTGGACAGAGGTTGCGGATATCCCTGCAACCAAAAGAAATCATGGTGGTTCAAAAATAACAGCTGATACTTCTGCGTTAGTTTTTGGAGGTTATAACTCTACAGCAGTAGCTACAACTTTCGAATGGACTGCTCCTACAACAAGCACAGTAACATTTACAGCTTCTTAATACTTGTAATAATTTTTAAATAGAGTATATAAGAAAGTATAGAAGGATATAAAGATATGAAAAAAGATGTAAGAGAAGTTATACAAGGTGAAGAACCTCATTTAAATAATTTATTAACACAAGAAGATTTGTCATCATTTAAAGGTATGGTAGACGAGCTTCGTGACACATGGACCAAGAAACAAATGTTTCGAACAGAAACAGAAGCAAGGTTTTCTGTGTTACAAGATAATAGATACCCAACCAAAGCTGCAAAGTATTGGCAGTGTGTTAGAGAACAATCTAGTTATCTTGATAATCTAATGGCTTTGTCATTTGATTACAGAAGAAATGAAGCAAAAATAAAATGGCTAGAAGGTAAAATAGAAAAAGAAGAAGATGAATACAAAGCAACTAAATATAAAATAGATTTAGATGAAGCTAGATTTGGTAAGGCATCTATGGAAAAAGTTGCAAGACATAGAATGCGTGAAATTAAAATGTGGTCTAAGTTAAAGAAAGAATTTAATGATGGATCTTTTAATGACAAGGATGTTAACCAACATCAATTAGAATCTTACGGATTACAATATCATGAAAAAGCTAAAACATTAAATCAAAATTCATCAGAGGCAGAAGTATTTAATGTAATGGGACAATTACAGTCACTACAAAGAATTAAAAAGTCTGGTGAATTAGAAAGTAGTTATAAAGAAACAGAGAAGATAGAACAACATGGTAAACCCAAAGTTTGATTTTGTATTTTTAGGTCAATCAGTTTTAAAATATAAAGTTCCATTAGATGTTTTTATGACCATTAATCACATCTATGAGGTAAATAAAAACAGATTAGATAAAGCTAACAAACAATTAGTAGGTAAAATAGAGGATGAACATTCTTTATTTTATAATGGTGCAGATCAAACAAAAATGAAAAACCATAATAAATTACCAAGAAATGTAACACATTATTTTTTGCAAATGTTTAAACACTATTTAGCATTTAATAAAATAAGAGAATATGATTTACATCTTAATTCTATTTGGGTTAACGAGATGAAACAACATGAATATAATCCAGCTCATGTTCATAGAGGAATGTTGTTTACTGGTTTATCTAGTGTAATGATTTTAAAATTACCATCTACTTATGGTAAAGAATATTCTGCGAGCGACGTGCCACAAAATGGTAGACTACAAATATTAGGTGCAGCTAATGGTCAGTTTGCAAAGATAGATTATCAACCACCTATGGATATTAGAGATTTTTATATTTTTCCATACGACATGAGGCACTGTGTTTATCCATTTAATGGAACGACAGAGACTAGAAGAACACTAGCTGCAAACTGTGACGTGCAATTTGATCCAATAAAAAATAGAGGTGCAGCATGATAACAGAGCCTCGTTGGAAATCTTATATTGTAGAAACTACAAAACCAATATTTACACCAGAACAATGTCAGATGATAATTAATGCTGGTAGATCCGAACCAAGAAACAATGCAGAGGTTGGAAATGAAAAGGGCAGTAAGGGTGGAGTCTATGATACTAAAACAAGAACTTCACATATTAGTTGGATACCATTTAACAAAATGACTGAGATGTATAAACAACTTGAATTAGTTATGAAACAAACAAACGGTAATCATTTTGGTTTTGATGGAATGTGTATAAATGAACAAGCACAATACACAGAATATCCAGAAGGTGGGTTTTATGATTGGCATGTAGATAACGATGTAAACTTTAATCATGAACCACCTGTAAGAAAAATATCAATGACTTGTTTATTATCACCAGAAAATGAATTTGAAGGTGGAGATTTAGAATTAATGGCTGAGGGTAAAGTTGCAAAAATAAAACAAGGTCAAGCAATATTTTTTGCATCATTTATTAGACACAGAGTAAAACCAGTAATACGTGGTAATAGAAAATCTTTAGTTATGTGGTTTGGAGGCACACCGTTCAAATGATGATTAAAGCTGCATACTTTCCAACTATTATATACGCTAAAGATGTTAATCTGGATAACAGACTTTTTGAAAAAACTGTAATAGATTGGTCAAATCAAGACAAAGGTATTAAAAGAACTAATATGAAAGGTTGGCATAGTAACACTGACATGCATAAAATACCTGTATTTAAACCATTAGTTAATGAGTTATTTAAAATGCAGAGTGAAGTATTTCAAGAAGAGTGGTTAGATAGTGAACCTGTAATTGGAAACATGTGGGCTAATATAAATCCACCAGGAGGATATAATCGACCACACTTACATCCCAATAGTCATTTTAGTGGTGTGTACTACATTAAAGCGCCTAAAAATTCTGGACAAATAGTATTTAATGAACCAAGATCAGGTGCACATATGGTTATGCCAAGAAGAAAAGAAGGAGAACCACCTTCACATTTATGGAGAGAAGTTAGAGTTGATCCATTAGAAGGTAGAATAATTATATTTCCAGCGTGGCTTTGGCATTGCGTTGAACCTAATGAAAGTGATGATATAAGAATATCAGTATCATTTAATTTTATACAGAAAGGATTTAATGTTTAAATATCAAGTAATTAAAAATGCAGTATCTTTTGAATTAGCTAATTTTATATTTAATTACTTTTTACTTAAAAGAGACGCTGTAGATTTTATGTATCAAAGTAATATTATATACGACAATGGTATGTTTGGCACTTGGACAGATCAACAAGTACCTAATACATATTCACATTACTCTGATATGGTAATGGAAACATTAATGATGAAAGTATTACCTAAAATGCAGCAAGAAACAGGATTACAATTAATACCTACTTATTCTTATGCAAGACTATATAAAAAAGGAGATATATTAAAACGACACAAAGATAGACCTTCTTGTGAGATATCTACTACAATAAATCTTGGTGGAGACCCATGGCCTATATTTATCGACGGCACGGGGTCTAACAACGTCGTAGACGAGTATAAGAACATACATAAGCCCAATGCACCCAAAGGCACAAAAGTCTTGCTTGAAGTAGGTGATATGCTAGTATATAGTGGCTGTGAACTCGAACATTGGCGAGAGCCATTTGAGGGCAACATTTGCGGTCAAGTATTTCTACATTATAATCATGTAAATGGCCCATTTGCAGACAAAAACAAATTTGATGGAAGACCAAAGCTAGGTCTACCAGCATTTGTAAAATAGTATTATAATGGAGTCGTATGTTACAAAAAATAGGGTTTCAACCTGGTATCAATAAACAAATATCTGCAACTACAGCTGAGGGTCAGTGGATAGATTGTGATAATGTTAGATTTAGATATGGTACACCTGAAAAAATAGGTGGTTGGAAACAATTAGGTGAAAGTAATTTGACTGGTGCAGGACGTGGACTTCATCATTATGTAAATAGTTTAGGTAGAAAATACGCAATCATTGGCACAAATAGAATTTTATATGCATACTCGGGTGGTGTATTTTATGACATACATCCAATTAAATCTACAAATACATTAACAAGCGCATTTACCACGACTAATGGATCATCAACTGTTACAATAACATTTGGTAGTGACCATGGTATTAGTGCATCTGACATTGTATTACTAGATAACTTTTCTACAATTACAGATTCTAACTTTGGTTCATCTGATTTTGATGATAAAAAATTTATGGTAACCACTGTACCAACATCTACAACAATTACTATTACAATGCCGTCAAACGAATCTGGATCTGGTGCAACTACATCAGGTGGCATTAGAGTTCAACATTATTATACTGTAGGTCCAGCTGTACAAGCAAAAGGTTTTGGTTGGTCACTTGGAACTTGGGGCGGTGAAGAAGTAGGAGCTTTTACCACAACACTATCTAGTGCAATTAATGCATCTGTTACAACAGGTATTACACTAGCAGACCCATCACAGTTTCCAGACTCTGGTACAAACTTTGTTTTAATAGGTACAGAAGAAATATCTTATACAGGTATTAATGCATCAAATGAGTTAACAGGTGTAACAAGAGGTGTAAGAAATACAACGGCTGCATCTCATGGTGCTGGAGATACGGTAACTAGTACGGCAAATTATGTAGCGTGGGGTGAAGCTGCATCTGGTGATTTAGTATTAGAACCTGGCATGTGGTCATTAGATAATTTTGGTGACAAAGCAATTTGTTTAATTCATGATAGTGCTGTATTTGAATGGAACTCTGCTGCTACAAATGCAACAGATACAAGAGCTACAATTATATCTGGTGCACCAACAGCATCAAGACATATGTTAGTATCTACACCTGATAGACACTTAGTATTTTTTGGAACAGAAACAACAATAGGTGATACATCTACACAAGATGATATGTT